TCAAGATGTGGAGATAGAGAGTTTTGATGTACCGTTGATCTCTAATAGTTTGACAAGGAATATAAAAATGATTCCAGGAACGATGAATATACATCGTTGGATTAGACCGGTGGATTTTACTTTTGAAATCCAAGACCTGTCTAAGCCTATCGAACTTAAAAGAGGTGAACCCATGTTCGCTGTTCGTTTTAAAACTGATAAAAAGGCTGTGCTTAAACACATAGACTACAGTAAGGAACTACAACACGTCGCTGAAGCTTGTCTAGCTTCTAAGACATTCGTACCGCGTAAGAGTTTGCGTTACAGGTATGAAATGGCAAAAAGGATGTTATCGAATCGTAAATGGTTATAATGCGGGTGTAGCTCAGTTGGTAGAGCATTAGCCTTCCAAGCTAAATGTCGCGAGTTCGAACCTCGTCGCCCGCTCCAACTTTTTCTGCCCGTAGCTCAGCCGGATTAGAGCAACAGCCTTCTAAGCTGTGGGTCGGGGGTTCGAATCCCTCCGGGCAGGCCATACATGCGAGTGTGGAGAAATTGGTAAACTCAGGAGACTTAAAATCTCCCGCTTCGGCTTGTGGGTTCGAGTCCCACCACTCGCACCAAATAAATAGAACATGGAAGGCACCTCCATGTAAAAGAAGTGCGGGGACCAGCGTCGAGCAAGTCCGCAGGTCATCGGTTGTGAGCAGGCGTGGCGGGGCTCATGATCCTCATATAAGGCTGGTGTAGCACAGTGGTAGTTGCACTTCCTTGGTAAGGAAGGGGTCGGTGGTTCAATCCCACTCACCAGCACCAAAAATCTTCAGCGCGATTAACTCAGTGGTAGAGTTCCGTCCTGACTCGACGGATGTCGGGAGTTCGAATCTCTCATCGCGCACCAAGCCCTGGTGGCGGAATCGGTATACGCACTACGTTGAGGTCGTAGGTTTTGCGGGTTCGAATCCCGCCTAGGGCACCACTTGACAAATCCAAAATGGTGTGTTATAATATTGTTTCGTTAAATAAACTCATCCCGAGGATTTACTATGAATGACTTTGAATACAACAACGAGGAAGAAGCTGAGATCGCTCAGATCCTTGCTCTACAACTAAACGCAAAAGCATTGGCCGAACATCGTGCCAAAATGCCCAAGGGTCCGAGTTTGGAAGAGTGTGAAGAATGTGGGGAAGCTATCCCCAAAGAAAGACAGGTCGCTGTGCCAGGAGTTACTATGTGTATCTACTGTCAAGAACACAGCGAGCGTATGAAGAGGCTTTACGGCAAATGACTTAAGGAGTAAATGATGGCACGAGGTCGAGCTCAACTAACTGACAAACAAGAACGTATCATGGTGCAGAGCCAACTAATGGGACTAGGTACCAGTGATATGATCAAAATCGCAAACCGAATGAGAGCTCTCGACACAGAGCGTGAGTTCAAAAGGACTGTAGATCAGTACTGTGCCGATTTTACTTTCGAGAAGAAAGATTATCTTCACTACGTGATTAAAAACCAGAAGGGCCGTGTCTTTGAATGCAAAGGTAAGCGCCACTGGGATCGCTGGGCTTATAGGACTGACTGGTCTATTGAAGTTACACATCCAGGCACACGCCTAAAGCCTAAGGTCGTTAAAGACGTAAGGCTGCACGAAAATAGTGATGAAATCGCTCGTGCTTGTCCTAATGGCGAAAAGGTACTTTATCGTCTAATGAAGTTCATCAACCAGAGAGGATTGTAAAATGAATCCGTGGATCCAAAATGTGTCTCTCAGCGATGTTAAGAAAGGTCATCACATCGATGCGGGTATTAACTCTATGCTGATTCAGATCGTCGATCCTGCTATGGAGTTTCCTACTCCTAGCTACCAGTTCAGAGAAGTGCATCAGTTCGAGTTCCTTGACATCGAGGAAGATGGAATGACTAACTTCGGCGACGGTAAAATGGTCGACATGAGCGAGTTCGCTATCACACAGGCACAGGCCGATCAACTGGTAGAACTTCTACAACGTGCATTTGAAAATCGTACGAATGTTGTTGTTCACTGTGTAGCAGGTGTTTGTCGCTCAGGTGCTGTCTGTGAAGTCGGTGTTATGATGGGATTCCGTGATACTGAAGCTTTTCGCTCACCTAATCTCTTAGTCAAGCACAAGATGATGAAGAAGCTAGGATGGAGTTACGACGAGAACGAGCCCCACACCATCAACGGTTACACGACCGAGTTTGGGATCGTTCTTCCTAAGACTGTAGATTGGACCGACGACAACGAAAAGGTCTTTACACTGGCTGCAGAGCGTAGAGAGCGTAGAGAAAGAGAAGGTGATATATGACCAAAACTGTATATCTAAACAGGAAAGATCTAGAACAAGTTTCAAAAATCTTAGACAAGTTTCCAGAAGTTAATAGTTTCTCTATAGAACAAGATAACTCATCTGGAATCGGTGACATTACTACATTAAAACTCAATACTAATATCGAAGGTATACGTGGAGAGTTTTCTGTAGAAATCAGCGGAATCGAAGACTGGTAAATGGTTGACAAATATGCATATTGGCTATATAATAGCAGTATGTATAAAGTAAAATGGAATGACGCAGGGGGTAGAGCCTGCGAGGAAGAAGTAGAAACACTATCACTGGCACTAACAAGATCTAAAGAAATAGGCTTATTTGTAAAAATAAACGGCGACGATTTCGAACTGGTTGGTGTATTTGGAACAGATTCTGTCAAGGACGGTAAACTACCGGACGGTACAGATTACACATGGATGAAAAGGAGACGGCAATGAAACGAGTGATTGAAATCCGTGCCGCAGAGGGCGGAGAAGATAGTAAACTGTTTGTCAGCGATCTCGCGCAGGCATACACAAAACTAGGAATGAAACTGGGCTGAACAGCTCGCCTGATAGATGTACGTCCTGGCGAGTGTTCAATACTTGTAGAGGGCGCAGATCTATCCGGCTTAGACAACGAGCCCGGTGGTCATAGAATCCAGCGAGTGCCTCCGACCGAACGAAAAGGTCGTGTCCATACCAGCACCGTAACCGTTGCCGTCATAGACCGCACTACGGAAATCGAATCCGTAGCTATCAACCAAAATGATCTAAAGATTGAATGGTATAGCGGAACAGGTGCCGGTGGGCAATATCGGAACAAGCACCAAAATAGCTGCCGTATCACACACCTTCCTACAGGTATTATATCCAAAGCAGAATGTCGTAGTCGCCAAAATAGCCTAGCAGAAGCTGTGGCTAGTCTACAACAACGCATTGACTCCGAGCTGAAAAGATCGTATAATAATAGCATAGCAAGTGATAGACGCCAGCAGGTTGGTTCTGGTATGCGAGGTGACAAAATCCGCACATATCGTTTCCAAGATGACAATGTCCAAGATCACTTGACGGGCAAGAGAGCTAAATGTTCTCAGGTCCTCAAAGGCAACCTAGATCTACTCTGGAGATAAAATGATATTGGTCTATTTGATAATCGGTACTGCAATGATGTTCCAAAGCGGAATGTTTTACAGCGCATATAAGATCGATCGTGTCGAAGGCAAGTTCAATCGCAAGATGTTAATCTGGAGCATAGGACTAGGCCTATCTAGTTTGTATTTTTTAATTTCTATGATCGGAGCAGCAAATGGCTATCGAGTATAAGTTCATTGGTTGGTGCAAAGACGATTTTGAAAATCACGATAAAGTCTGGGGTATCATCAAGCTCACAGGCGATCGTTGGGATGGGGACTATGTAAGCTTCTGGGGTCGTCGTGGTAAAAAGCTACAGACTAAAATGCACAAAGATGAGTCTGATTGGCAAATGCTACGTCTTGCAGAAAAGAAAGAAGACAAAGGTTACAAGAAGATCGATCGCAACCAGTTAGATACAGTCTATCCTGAGTTTCAAGAAGATTTGGAAAAGACTGCATTTTGGGCTCTGTTTAAGGTTTAATATGGCTAAAGAACTTCCGGAACATCGTGACAAACTTGGTCGTTTACTCAAGGTAGGCGACTGTGTTGCTTACCCTGGTAGCAATACACTGATCATTGGAACCGTTAAAAAACTGAATCCCAAGATGATCGGAGTGGCCAGAG